TCTTATAATTATTTAGTTGCACCAGTTAAAGCATTATCACAATATACAGATTGGGCAACTGGTTCAGACCAAACAGGATTAACTTATAAACCAGTAGCTGTTGAATTAGTAGATTTACCAAATCCATTTACTTGGACAGATGATGGTGGTACAGAACGTACTAAAACTTATACAACAGGTCCAGATGTAGTACATGCATTACAGTTTTCAGGTATATCTCAAGGGCATACTGTATATGTAACATTTAAAAAGAAATTTATAGCACCTACTGCTGAAACAGATACATTAACTAGCATAGGTTTAGAAACAGAATATGAACCAATTATTATGGCAGGAGTTGCTGCGCAATTAATAGCTGGTAAAGATATTAAATTAGTTAATGCTACATACATAACAGAACAATTAGAAGCTGCTGCATATCCAGTAGGTAGTTCAAATTCAATCAGTGCAGGTTTATTAAGATATCAACAATTACTAATACAACAAGCCAGAAGTAATTTAAGAAGTAAGTTTCCTGAAACTGTATCGCTTCATGGTGTTAATTATCCTACATAATGCCTAGAGTAGCATCAACTTCAAATGTTCGTAACCCTAAAAGATATGGGTACAATATTAAATTAGATAATCTATATTTACGTACAGCTGTAGCTCCTGGTAGAGAAATGACTATACAATCATCAGATGTTAATGCAGGGCAACAAATAAATGTAAAACAAAATCCTGAAGATTTTACATCAAACTTAGGCCGTGTATACTCAAGAAATAATTTTTCAGCTGGTCAAGGCCTTGATACTGCACATAGATTAGACGCACAAGAAAGTGATGTACATAGATTTTGGGATAGCAAAGGTATCGATGTATTTCACGGAGATGATGAAACTTCTTATAATATTCACTTACTTCATACAATGACTGATAAAAATGTTAGAGGTGCTAGTACCAGTTTTACTTCTGATAATAATTATTTAACACAAACAACTAATGGACATTTATGGGTGACAGATGGAACTGCACTTTATAAATCAACAAATAATGGTGATACATGGGCTGCAGAAACTACTGGTGCTACACATAACTTTACAGGAATAACTTCAGTAGGTAACAGAGTATTTGCTACTACTGCTAATGGTACCTCTGGTTCGCAATTAATTGAATGGGATGGTTCAGCTTGGCAAATAAGAGCTACTGGACAAGCAGCAGCTGGTGGATTAAATGGTATATGGTTTGTTAAAGGTGTATTAATTATATCTGGTGATGATGGAGAGCTTGAAAGAGTTTGGGCTATATCTCCATTTGAACAAACTTGGAGTTCATCAGATTTAGTAGATGCGGATGCTTTATTTTCGCATGAAGATACACACCATATATCACAAGTTGTAGATGCTGGTGCTGTTATATTAGCTGCTTCTACAGATGGTAATGTTTATTCAATTAAAGATAATGCAGGTACTTGGATATTAAAAGGTGTATCAAATATACCTTTTGAAGAAGTACATTCTATATCTGCAGTTGAAGGTTTAGTATTTTTAGGAACAAAAGAATATGGAAGAAATGTAGGAAGATTTTATAGAACAGAGTTAGTAGTTGCAGATGACCTTTATGTTTTAGCTAATAGGCAATTAGTAAAAGAATGGGTTAATAGTGTTGATACTACTCCTAAATTTATGTTTGCTTCAAGAGATAGTGTGTATTGTGGTGTTAAAGAATCAAATTCTGAAACATGTTTGTGGCGATATTACTTACCAACAGGTGGTATAGCTAGAGATTTGTGTATGACTGGTGAAGCTTTTGTTACAGCAATTACAAATACCAATGATAAATTTATAGTAGTTATGGCTGGTATTGATATATTTAAAGAAACATCTACATATGAATCAGAAGGTTATTTAGTAACATCTGCTGCAGATTTCTTTACTGCTGAATCTAAACAGTTTGTTGGTGCAGAAGTATCTACTATTACAATGCCTGAAAATACACAAGTAAGTTTACAATATTCAACTAGATTTGAAGATTTAGATGCACCTGAATCTGCTACATTTACTAATGCTTTAACTCAGTTAGGTGGTACAGGTGATGAAGAAAAGCAGATATCAGAAGTATCAAGATATATTATAGGTAAAGTTGTACTTAGAAGTACAGATGGTGTGTCAACTCCTAAAGTCAAATCAATACAATTTCGTGCATTAGCTAGACCAGAACTTGTAGTTGTACAAATACCTATAAATATATCAGATAGAGTAGAAAGACCTGGTAGAAAACCGTTAAGAGTTAAAGGTTTAGGAGATACATTATATAATTCTTTACGTTCAAAAGAAGGTGATTCTGTAACATTAGAAATATTTGAACCTTCTGAAATTATTAAAGGTGTTGTTGAGCAAATAAGTTATCCAATACAATCCAACGAAGTTGTTGGAAGTGATACACAATATGCTATAATCACAGTGCGTGGTACTAGACAAGGTACTATTGAAGAAGTAACATCAATACATACACCAGGTATTGCAGCTTGGGGTATAATGAGATACGGAGCATAATGGCTGGAGCAAATAGAGCAACACAAGTTTTTAATTTTTACGAAAGTACAATAGCTACTGCTGATTTTAGTGCAGGTGCTACATCATTTGCAGTAGCAACAACACCTACAACTGATGGTACAAATGGTATTACATCAGCTACAACTGGTAATGCAGATACTTGGATATATTTAGTTATAGACCCAGACAGTACATCAAACAGAGAAATTGTAGTAGTAAAAACACATACATCTGGCTCTACATCTTTTAGTGATGTTGAAAGAGATTATGATGGTAGGCAAGAAGCAGCAGGTGCTTCAGCTGATACAGGTATATCACACGGTATTGGTACTACAGTTAGAATGGCTGTACTTGCACAACACATAGAAGACCAAAATGAAAGAGTTGCTGCAAATATTACATCATTAACAACTGCTATATCAGATTTTAATACAAATGGTAATGCAGCTATTGCAGCTATTAATGCTTCATCAGCTACAGCTATGATTAATAATGCTACTGATGGTACATCTGTAACTGTAGATGTAGCTAATGATTTTGCTTTAATTTATGATGTTACTGATAGTACAGGTAAAAAGGTAAAAGTTAATCAAATAGCACCTCCTGTAGAAGTACATCCGTTTTTAGTAATGGGAGCATAGTGAGTTTATTACTAATACTTAAAGAAGGTGGAGGCTTACAAATAGATACTATAGGTAATTTACCTATAGATGAAGATATAGATTTACTACCTGAAAGTGGTGGAGGTATTGATATAGATAACCAGTTAATGTTGTGGTCTGATAGTGGTCACGCATTACAGTATCTTAATGTAGATAACTTGCTTTTGGTAGGAGCGTAGTATAATATATAAATATAAAACTGGAGAATAAAATATGGCAAATGCGTATAAAATACTAGGACAAGTAGCAGATGCTTCAGCTAATGATGTTGAACTCTACTTAGTTCCTGCAAGTACAGAAGCAATAGTATCTACTATTGTTGTTTGCAATAGAGAGGCGGCAGCAAATACATTTAGAATTGCTACAAAAACAGATAACTCTAGTGTAGCAACTACTGATTATGTAGCTTATGACTCTACTATTGGTGCAAACGATACCATTACCCTTACTCTTGGTGTAACATTGCAAGCAGCAGCAGAACTTTCTGTTGGTGCATCAGATGCTAATGTTACTTTTCAAGCGTATGGTACAGAAATAACATAAGGATTTAAATAAATGACTATTCAATCACTGAGTAATTCAGGTATAAATGGTAAAAAATTTAATAGCCTAAATCTATCGCAAGTTGAAACATTAGACAAAATGGAAATGAAATATTGGGTCATTGCAGGTGGAGGCGGTGGCGGTCGTGGACGAGGTCACGGTGGTTGGGGATACCATAGTGGCGGAGGAGGCGGTGGCGGAGGCTATATTTCCGGCACAGGAATAATATTTAACCAAGGCACAGACTACGCTGTTTCTGTTGGAGCAGGAGGAAACAAAGGTGGCGGTGGAGATGGTTCAGGACAAGATGGTTATACTGGTAGTGATACAACTATGGTTTATAAAGATGGAACATTCACTATGAAAGGTGGCGGTGGAGGTGGAGTAGGTACACAAAATTACGAGAGCGGTAATGGTCAAGGTAAAAATGGCGGCTCTGGTGGTGGAGGTGGTACTTATTTCCATAACGCAGCTCACAACTCATCAGGTGGTCCAGGTGGAGGAGATGCTATTGACCCTGCTTATGGTAATGATGGTGCTGACGGTTCAAGAGGTGGTGGTGCTACTGGCGGTGGTGGTGGCGGCATTGGTGGTGTAGGTAACTTTATTGGTAACGGTGGAGGTGGAAGCACTTTTTTTCATCCAAGTTTACATTTTGCAAGAGGTGGTCCAGGTACTGGTGATAGTACTGCTAACGCAGGTTCTGGTGGTGGAAATAATGAAAATGGTGGTTCAGGTGTTATTTATATAGTACATAGTAAAGACGTTACACCAACTATTGGTGGTAGTTTAAGTCATTCAACTGATGATTTAGGTAACAATAAAATGTTAAGATTAACAGGTGGTGCAGATAATATTAGCTGGGCAGACGCATAATGGCACACTACGCAATATTAGATGAAAATAATATAGTTGTTAATGTAATTACTGGTAGAGATGAAACCGACACTATTGATGGAAATGAACAAAATTGGGAAGCTAATTATGCAGCTCAATTTGATGTTCCTACTGAAAGATGTAAAAGAACTTCTTATAATACACATCAAAATGTTCATACTAATGGAGGTACTCCATTTAGAGGCAATTATGCAGGAATAGGTATGAAGTATGATTCAACAAATGATGTGTTTGTAACAGCAGAAGCTCCATTTCCTGGCTGGGTTATAGATACAAATATTTGGGAATATAAAGCTCCTGTAGATAAACCTGCTGATTTTGATTCTAAACCATATCAATGGGATGCAGATGCTTATGCTGCAGACAATACAACTGGATGGGTAGAAATAATTCCTGAATAATATTTATAAGGTGGATAATGAAAAATATAACATTTGGAACAAATAATAAAGAACTTTTACTTAATAAAGATTTACATCCAGTACCTTTAAAACAAGCAATACCAGATTATTTAAAAAAATTAAAACCACAAAAAGCTAAATTTATAAAAGGTCAATTACAAGAAATTAGTAATTTTAAAAGTTGTCCAAGTTACATAGATGTTTATCAATATGGTTATGCAATTTTAGCACCGTCTGATATTAGTATAGAAATGAAACAAGATGGAACTTTTAATTGGAGTGTAGCTAATAGTTTTAGACGAAATGATGTAGAACAACATTATAATGAACAACTTGTAGAGCATATACCAGTTGAAAAAAATATTATAGGAATTGCTAAATACAACTCTCCATGGAAAGTATTTACTCCTAAAGGTTATAGCTGCAGACAAATACCAGTTCCTTTGTCATATGATACAGAATGGGAAGCATTTGAAGGGATATTAAGAACAGATAAAATACATGAGCTTAATATACAATTTGTAATTAAAACAAATGAACCTATATTTATACCACAAGGTACTCCTTTATGTGTTTATGTTCCTTTTAAAAGAGATACATTTAATATTAAAGTTGTTGATTTAACTAAAAATAATAAATATTCAAAATTAAGAAGTTCTAAATATTTAAGCATGTATGGAACATTTGAAAAAAATATAAGAAATTCAGGTTACTTTAAAAATTAAAATCTTATGTTATAATGTCCTCTATGGATTTTATAGCAGGTTTATTAATAGGATATTTTTGGAGAAAATTTATTATATGGTTAGATGGATTTGCTCAACCTAAAATGCCTTCACATTATAAAGAAGATGATTGGGACTGGATATCTTAAATGACAAACGGAAATGGCTATACCCAAAAGGAGTTACTAAATATGGTCATTGAACGACTAGATAAAATCGAAGAAAAACTTGACGCTAAATTAGATAAAGCAGAGTTTTACAAAGTATTAACGCTATTAGTAGCAGTAGGTGGAGTTGTAGCAGCAGTCATTCTCTAATGCTGCGAGTCTTATTTGCAGTAATTTTACTGCTACCATTACCCTTATATGCAAATGAATCAGATAATACAACTACTACTACCACTACTGTACCTACTACTACTACTACGACTATCCCAGGAGAAGTTGAGGAAGTAGAAACTTTTGATGGACCTCCTCCTATAGAGGAAGAAGAAACTACTACATCTAGTACTACAACAACGACAACTACTACATCTAGTACTACAACTACTACGACTATACCTACCTATGAACAAGCTACAGATATGGTTATACCTGAAGATGAGCTAGACCTAAATGGTAATGAGGTAGAGAACAATATAGTTATTGATAGTACTTATGATGGACAGTTCGGTTGTACTGATTTTTGTATGAATTTACACTACATGCAACATGGTAACGATAGCGAGGATTACACATTTATATTACCTGAAACTACCACAGTAGATGAAGAAGAACTAGACATAGAAATATACGAAGTAGGTTTTACTATAGGTGCATTAAACAATGAAGGTACAGTTACCTATACACATACAGATGAAACAACACAAGAAAATGTATTAGATGCACAAAGCAATTCTAACTTAGAGACTATGTTAGAGACAGTTGTGTATAACATCTACGATACTTTAGATACATTTATTCAAAGTTTTACTATAACAATTAATGACTGGTCATTGTTAGATGACATATCTTTTAAATATGTTATGCCTACTACAACTACTACCACTACAACAACTACTACAACTTTGCCTCCACCACCACCCGAACCTCCTAAGCCACCACCTCCTCCACCTGAACCTGAAAAGTTTGAGGTTGTAATGGAAGATGGTTCTGTTGGTGAATATCAAGAACACGAAATAGAAGATGGCACAGTAGAGCGTGACAATGAGCGTAAAGCTAACGAAGATAAGTATGGTTGCTATATGACTGATGCTCAAATAGAACGTGGAGATTGTGATATACCTAAAGAAGAGGATGTGATTCCGGAAGAAGAGGTTATAATTATTGTTGATGAAAAAGAATACGATACCGAAGGAGAGCTTCTTGATGATGATGATATGGTATCTGACTTGGAGTTGGAAGATAAAACTGAAAATATTAAAGATGAATTTGACACCGAGAAAGATATTGTTGAAGAGGAAATTGAGATTGATGTTAAGGTCCTTGAAGAAGAATTTGACTTTGAAGAAACAGAAATTATTTTTGAAGATATACCTGAAGACATAGTTATAATTATTGAAGAGGAAATTAAAGATGAGTTGGACGAAGAGATACTATCAGATGACGATATTGGAAAAGATGATATTTTTGACGAAAGTGTACCTAAAGAAGACATCATTGAAATTGAAGAGCCTGTTGCTGAAGTAATTGAAGTTACTGAAGTAGTAGAAGTTATTGAAGATATTATAAAGGAGGACTTTTTTGATTCCAAAGAAACAAAAGAAGAAGCTATACAAGAATTTGTACAAGAGCTTGAAACCGAAGAAGTAATTGAAGTACTTGAAGAAGTTAATGATATTGGTGTACAACAATTAGAACAAGTATCTGAAGAAGTACAAGAAGTTATTCAGGCCGTTGTTGAAGAAGCTATAGAAGATGTTGAAGACCTTACACCAGAACAAGTTGAAGTTGTTGCTGAAGTATTACAAGTTGAAACTGAAGATGTTGAAATCATTGCAGAGGCAGTTAAACAAGACGAATCAGTAGCTACTGCTGTAGAAGAATACGTAGAACGTGCTGTTGAAAATGCAGATGTTGAGAACTATACATTAGCTGATGTTGTTACTGAGGTGCAATTTGAAGAGTTCGTAGATAATCCAATTAAAGTATTAACAGATATCAACATACAAGATATCAACATAGCAACCATTGGTAATGACATGACTAATGACCAAAAAGAAAAAGCACAAGAAGTTGTAGTTCCGGTTATTTTGACTAGAATAGCAACTATGGCAGCTTTTGTATTCAGGAGAAGTTAATGCTTAAAAGATTATGGAATTGGTTAATAGAAATAGTAAAAGAAACCTTAAACCTAAGTTGGACTTTGGTTGGTTTAGTTATTGCTACGCTTACACTAACTGGTTCTGCTCAACAAATAACAGGTATTGCAACTCTGATTACACTGCTAATATGGTTATTAACAATAGGGTTTAGAAAGTAGGTTAAAATGGAATGCTGCGGTAGCGGTTGTTGCGGAGGAAAATAATTAAATGGCACATGAAACTAGAAAGAAAAATTTATTAAAAAAACACGGATTATCTGGGGTTAACAAACCTAAGCGTACACCTAAACACGCTACTAAATCACATGTTGTTTTAGCACAAGAAGGACATAATCTTAAACTTATTAGATTTGGTCAACAAGGTGTATCAGGTGCAGGTAAAAATCCTAAGTCAGCTAAAGAAAAAGCTAGAAAAAAATCTTTTAAAAGACGTCATGCTAAAAATATTAAGAAAGGTAAAATGTCTGCAGCATATTGGGCAGATAAAGTGAAATGGTAATGGAATTAGAAGTATTAAGAATTAGCTCACAAAAAGATTCTACGTCTGGAATATTATTTGACGTTGTAAATGGTAAAAGAAATTTTCTTTGTTATACACTAGAAGATGAACAACGTGATGTAAAAGTCTGGGGTGAAACACGCATACCTGCTGGTAGATATAAATTATCTTTAAGAAAAGAAGGTGGATTTCATAGCAGATATTCAGGTAAGTATGGTGATATGCATAAAGGTATGATTCATGTTAATGATGTACCAGGATTTGAGTATATCTTATGGCATACAGGGAATACTGATGAAAATACTGCAGGTTGTTTACTACTTGGTAACTCACAAACAAGTAACCTTGTACAAAAGGATGGATTTGTTGGGTCAAGTGTTAATGCATATAAAGATGTTTATCCTTATGTTGCTGCTGCTATAGCTCAAGGTGACACATATGTGACATATATAGACCACGATGGAACTATCAATAGTAATGACAATTCAGACCTAAATAGTAATGACATAATGGAAAAGCTTTCTGAGATATCTGGAGAAATTAAAATATTAGATGCTAAAATTGATGGAAAGGTAATAATGAACTAATGCCAAAACCAATTAAATTTACTAGAAGCAGAAAGTTTGGGTCAGAAGCAGGCCCTGATGATATACAACCTTGGGAAACTGACGAATATAAAAAGTATTCTTCCGAAGAAATGAAAAGATTTAAAGAAGCTGATATTGCTGCTGGCGTAGATGTAGCACAAGCAGATGTATTTAGTGGTCAAACACCAGTAGGTGGTTCAAGTTCTAAAGGTTATAAACCTGAAAGTCCTTCTGCAGCTAAACAATTAATTAGAGAAAAAGCTGGTTTTGACATTGATATGGAAATAGAAATTAGACAACAAATACATGATGAATATCAAGGTAAAAAAATGTCAATAGATATAAAAAATAAACCAGGTGTCCAAGCTAAAACAATTACAACTACTGTTGGTGAAACTCCAACAGATTACACAAGTGATGTAAGACAATCTGCACCATCGTTCCAAGTTACCAGTGAAGGTATAGTAGAACCACAAGTTGATAGACCTCTTGGTATTAAATCAAAGAAACCTATTGGCGTTGTAGGTATGGATTTAGCTACACAAAGAAAAGCTTTTAAAGCAGCTGAAGAATTAACTTCACTTAAAATACAAAGAGCTGGAATAGTTAGAGATATTAATAAAAGTTTATATGATATTAATTATGATGCAGATGTATTAACTCAAACAGATATAGATAAAGCAAAATTTGTATCTAAAGCAGAAGGTATTTCTGAATCTGAAGCTGTTACACGTAATAAACAAACTGCAACTGAAAGAGTAGCTGAAGTTGGAGATGCTTTTGAACAAAAAGCAGATTGGAAACAAACATCTGCATATGATTATTCAATAGTAGAAGAAGGTCCTGAGTTCAGAGATTATGAAAAACAAGTTCAAGCTGAAAGATTTCCAATGACAACTATTGAGGAAAGAATAGCTGCTACTGGTAGTGGTTCGTTTAAAGAATATCCTAAAGGTGGTGGTAGAGGTGGTGTAACAATACCCGCAATAGCTGGTAAAACTGATTTATCTGGTAGTGGTATGAAAGGTGGCGGAGTTAAAGGCCTTGGTTATCTACAAGCAGAACTTCTTTCTAAATCTATTGTACCTTTTAAGACAACAGTTGTAGATAATATAGCTCAAGTTCCATTTGCTGTAAGTGATTATGAACGTCAAGCAACAAGAATACTTGGTAAACAAAAAGCTAAACAACATATGAAAGATATTATGGACCCTAAATTTCAAACTCCTGCAGACCCTAAAGCACCAAGTGCTATAGTAAGTGCTGTAAAGGACCCTGATATAGCTAAGACAACGCCTGTGGCCCCTATAAGAGAGGGTGCTGCATATGAGGCACTACTTGCCAGACATCAAAAAATAGAGGCAGCAGCGGCTGAATTTGCCACAATTAGAAAAGATGTTACAGAAATATTTGGTAGTGCAAGTAAGACAAATATAGAAAAATATTTTCAAGGTAAAGGTATAGCTTCGTCTGGAGCTTTTAGAGATGTTCGTAGTGCAACACTTGCTGGTATTGATGTTGATAAACTAGGCGTTAAATTACCTGCAAGAAGTGCAGCTATGGAAAAAAGAATAAGTGAACAAGCTTATAAAGGTAAAACAGGTGTTGTTGTTACTGGAATAGGTACTCAAACTCAATATGGTCCAGGTCATGATATAAAACAAGAAGGTCCTGCAGGTACTAAGAAACCACAAACAGTTGTACCTAATCCTGATGCACCTAACTATGGTATTAGTGAACCTTCTCCTAGACGTGCTGAAGCACAAAAGAAACGTGCATTATCTTTAGAACAAAGAGCGCAAAAAATAATTTCTACTCCTGGTATAAACTTATCAGAAGCAGAACGTGCTGTTCAAAAGGAACTTAATAAGTCCTTAAAAGGTATTGGCAAGTTTGCTACTGTTGGTGCTATTAAAGGTTTATCAAAAATAATGGCACCTATTACAAAAACAAATCCTGCATTAGCTGGTTTGTCATTGTTGCCGAAAAAAGTTTTTGATGATATATTAAATCCTAAAAGGCCGGAGGCTTAAATGTCAGATAAACCTGTACAATTTCCGTGGGAAACACCTCCAAGTAAAGCAAGAGCTAGTAATCAATTTCTTAAAAGAGCTGCAAATAATTCTAATTTAAATCCTGGAGACAAATTAGGTAAAGGACAACATTATTTAAAAGGTCATTTACAAAATGTATCTACATCTTCTAGCGTACCTACCGGAAGTTGGAGAGGTGGTTTGTCAAATAGAAATACTGGTTGGCATAGTAGTTGGTTTAGAAAAGTATCACCGTCAAAAGTTTTACAATCAGAATTAAAAAACCCTACTAAACCTATATATCAAGGTGGTAAAGTATTAAAAGGTTCTAAATCTACTGCTTTAGCTGGTCGTGGTGCAGTTGGTTTATCTGTAATAAAACATGGTGGAGGAGGTGGTGGCGCCTTTAGTAAGTAGGTGTTATACTATGAGTGATTTATTTGAAAAAAATAAAAGAGCAAGAAATACTGATGGGACATTTAAGAATGATGTTGGTTGGACCCCTTGGAATGAAGCATGGAGTTACAAAATGAGTGATGACTTAAAAAAAATGTTAGAGAAAACTATATGGACTTTCATTGAAGCGTTCATTGGTGCTTTAACAGTTGCCCCATTAGTTGGTGTAGATGCTGACGCAGTGCAGTTAGCTGCATTATCTGGTGGTGCTGCAGCATTAGTTGTAGTTAAGGAATTTGCTAAAAAGAAAATTAGTAA